GGGTCACGATCCGGCGCAACCCTAATACCGGCGCACCTGGTTGGTCGCCTACATATGAACGCAAAAAGGCCGAGATCATCGCCAAAGCCGCCGGTGCCGCCTGATGCTGCGCTTCATCTTCAACCAGTACCGCTATTCCCGCCGCGTCGGCTTCGGGCGCATGGCGATCAAGCGCGCGGTGCGCATTTACCAGAGGGGCTTCTGATGGCAATCGACCGTGAAGCAATCCGCGAACGTATCCGCGTCGAGCAAGAGCGTCAACGGGAGGCGTTGGCGTGGTTCGAGCACCGTCGCACCTGGGCGCCAGTCCTGACCGAGGAGCAGAAGCGCGAACAAGAAGAGTACATCAAGAAGCACAACCTGCCGTTTTAACCACAACAGAGACGAACATGGAAATCCGTAAAGCAGAACGCAAGAAGGCCAAGCTGCGGCTTGGTATCGCGGCCCCCAGCGGCGCAGGGAAAACGTACAGCGCCTTGCAGTTGGCCTTTGGTCTTGGCGGCAAGATCGGACTGATCGACACTGAGCACGGCAGCGGCGACTTGTATGCGCACCTGGGTGACTACGACATCATCGGCATCGAGGCACCTTACACGGTCAACAAGTACCTGCAGGCCATCAAGGCGTTTGAGACGGCAGGCTATACGACGATCATCATCGACTCGCTCTCGCATGCATGGGCCGGTGACGGCGGTCTGCTCGACAAGCAGGGAAAGATCGCGGACTCGGGTAAGGCTAACGGCTTCGCCGCATGGCGCACGATCACCCCTGAGCACAATGCACTGGTCGAAGCGATGCTGCGCAGCCCATGCCACGTCATCGCCACGATGCGCGCCAAGCAGGAATACGTCCTTGAGACGAACGACAAAGGCAAGCAGACGCCGAAGAAGGTGGGCCTTGCCCCCGTTCAGCGCGACGGCATGGAATATGAATTCACGGTCATGCTCGACATCGACATGCACCACATCGCCAGTGCGAGTAAGGACCGTACGAGCTTATTCGACGGCCAGTATTTCAAGATCACCGAGGATACCGGCGCGACTCTGCTCGCATGGCTAGAATCCGGCGCGGAGCCGCCGAAGTTCAGCGACGAGAAGATGGCCGAGCTGACCGGCGCCATCGTGGATGCGACGGCGATCGAAGCCCTCCAGGCGGCGTTTGCCGCGGCCTACAAATACGCCAAAGGCTTCGGCAACACCGACGCGATGACGTCAGCACAAAACGTCTACAACGGCCGCAAGGCTGAGATGACCGCGCCCCAGGAGGAAAAGGCTCCTGAGTTCGATGACTTACCGTTCTAGGAGCCGACATGACCGCACTTACCCTGTACCAAATCGCAGCCGAGTATCGTCAGATCACCGATGTGCTGATGGACTCGGACGCCGATGAGCAAACCATCAAGGACACGCTGGAAGCCGAGGCATGGCCGCTTGAATTGAAGGCGCAGAACTACGGCTTCGTCATCCGCAACATGGAAGCTACTGCAGCAGCCATTAAGGAAGCCGAGAAGCAGATGGCCGCGCGCCGCAAGGCTATCGAGGCACGCGCCGCGCATCTTCTGGAGCGCCTGAAAACCGGCATGGAAATCGCCGGAGTGCAGGAGTTGTCCTGTCCGTTCTTCAAGGTTGCCATGCGCAAGAATCCGCCGTCCGTGGAAATCTTCGAGCCGGGCCTGATCCCCGCTGAGTTCATGCGCCAGCCGGAACCGCCGCCCGCCGCCCCGGATAAGGCTGCGATCAAGGACGCAATCAAGGCCGGGGGCGAAGTGCCAGGCGCACTGCTGGCCCAAGGCACGCGTCTGGAGATCAAGTAAGTGGCCGAAATCCTCGTCACCAAGACCGCAGGCGGTGCCCTGGCCCCATCGGACCAGCAAGCCGCTGACTACATCGCAAAGCTCAAGCTGGGCGAAGTGGTCAGGGTCAAGGCTGCGCGGATGCGCAACCCGGGCCACCATCGGAAGTATTTCGCCTTACTCAATCTCGCATTCGACGCATGGGAGCCAGCCGAGAACACGTATCGCGGCGAGCTGGTACGCAAGAACTTCGACCAGTTCCGCAACGATGTGACCGTGCTGGCCGGGTACTACGAAACCACGGTGACGCTAAAGTGCGAGACTCGGCTGACTGCCAAGTCGATCAGCTTCGGCAGCATGGCTCAGGGCGAGTTCGACAAGCTGTATTCAGCAACGGTCGATGTGGTTCTATCGCGGATCTTGACCCGGTACACGCGCGAGGACTTGGACAACGTGATCGATCAGATTCTCGGATTTTTGTGAAGCACCTATAACACCAACCAAAAAAGAGGCCAGGAATGACGATTCAAACCAATCGGTACCGCCCGCCCAAGCAGGGCATGAGGTCGTACTACACCACGAAGATCGAAAGTCTGCTGGCCGAGCATGGCCAGATGACGCGCGGTCGGCTAGCTGCTGAACTGGGCATCGCCCTCAACACGCTGGACACCTACTTGCGTTACATGCGCAACGAGCTGGGAATGATTCGCCAGATCGGCAAGTACCTCGACGGCCGTCCGCTGTGGGAGCTGGGCCAGGACACGGGCGAGCGCAGGACGAACGCGCCGGTCAAGGAATTGCACAAGCAGCAGCAGGTCGTGCCGGCGCAGCAGGTTGGTATGTGGCGTGACGGACTGGTGGCGGCACTGTTCGGGCCGGCGCAGGGAGCGGCTACTGAAAGGATGGCATGAATGAGCTGGCTCTTTTCGCAGGCGCTGGTGGCGGAATACTCGGCGCGCACCTGCTTGGATGGCGAACCGTGTGCGCAGTTGAGCGTGATGCCCACTCCGCACAAGTTCTGGCGCAAAGGCAAAACGATGGATGCCTCCGACCTTTCCCGATTTGGTCTGACGTTACGAGTTTTGACGGACACCCATGGCGAGGAATTGTTGATGTCATTTCTGGCGGATTTCCCTGCCAAGACATCAGCTGCGCCGGAAAAGGCGCGGGCATCAACGGGAAGCGCAGTGGCTTGTGGGGAGAAGGTGCGCGGATTATTGGCGAAGTGGAACCATGGGGCGTCCTATTGGAAAACAGCCCAATGCTCACTTCTCGGGGACTCGGACGAGTTCTCGGAGATCTGGCCTCGATGGGGTTTGATGCGAAATGGGGAGTGCTGGGAGCTCGGGAAGCCGGCTTTACCCATCAGCGCGACCGCATCTGGATCGTCGCTACCCACCCCGAGCGGAGTCAACGGGGGCAACAACAACACGATGGGGCGAGTCGACGAATGGGGGGGCAGCAGCAACCCTTTGCGTGGGACCGTCATTGGCTCGATGTGTTTACCGGAGTTCGAAGAGCTGGTGATGGGATGGCCGATCGGTTGGACCGAACTGACGCCATTCGAAACGGCCAGGTTCCACGAGTGGCAGCAGCAGCATGGCGGCTTTTAGCGCCTACTCAAACCAATAGCCAATAGGAGACACCATGAACACCAACAACGAAGCTACCCGCCCATCGGTCGATCTGAGTGGGCTGACGCGGTATTCGCCCTCGGTCGTGTCGGGCGGTGTTGCTGCGATGATGGACAACTCGCGCGGCAGCTACGTAAAATTCGAGGACGTACAAGCTCTCGCCACCAAGGCGAAACCAGCCCCGCAGCCGACCACTTCGGTGCCGCGCGCGGCAAGCATCGATACGCCCTATTGGCGCGCAGAACTTCGGCGAATGCTTAACTGCGTTGTCGCGCGCGGGTTTGTTGCTGATGATGATCTGGATCTGATTATCGCCCATATCGCGCGCCAGGCTCAGGCTGTGCCCGACTGGGGCATCATCAACGCATCCATCGCCAAGGAATTCGGTGGCGATCAAGTTGGCGCGATCAAGGCACAGAACGCGTTCAAGGCGCTGTCCACTCCCACGCTGGACAGCGCACCGCAAGCAGAGCTTCGTTATCGTCTGTGCGGCGTGCTCCACGAGCTCAAAGTGCGCGAGGAGTATCCCGTCCTCCAAGGCCTCATCTTGGACGCGCTCACCGCCCCGAGCAGCCCCGATGCCAGTGCTCAGCAAGCCGACTTCGAGCGCGACGTGCACGCGAATACCTACGCACACATGCTGGAGCTGGCAAAGCAGCACGGCTTTGAAAGCGTTGCGGCTGCGATTCGCGCATCGGCCAGCGCACAGGCCGCGCCAGCCGATGTAAAGGATGCGGAGCGGTATCGTTGGCTGCGTAGTGCCGAAAACAAAGAATCTGCTAGTTACGTGTCTGTTTATGGAGGCGTGATTTTGGATGAGGCTATCGACGCCGCAATGGCCACCAACACCCCGGCAGGCGACAGCCAGCCCGCTGTGGGAGGTGCAGCTGACGAGCTAGGCTTTGAAGCTGAGCTGCTCAAGAAGATCACGGACGCCTACTCCGCTAAGTTCTCCGTACCCAGCGGATACGGCTGCAATGAAGTTGTAGAGGAAGTGGTGCGACTGATCGCGGATTCCGCATGCGAGCAACCCGGAGGCGGGCTCGCAACCGTGCACGCGTTCCTGCTTGGTGAAGGGCCGCTTGATGGCGTGTGGTTTGGCGACCTGCATCCGATGCATTTGAGCGCGAAATACTGGTGGCGCAATAACCTGCGCGAAGCAATCGCCGCTACCCAGCCGAAGGAGTAAGCCATGAGCAGCGAAATGAGCAAAATCTACGGCGCCTTGATGGCTGCGCGGTACAGCAACGAGGCGCTGGCATCGTGGGTAACGAACGTCGATGGCCGCGACCTTGTCCGTAGCCGTGAGCGTGAGATTGAAGAAGGCTTCGCGGCCTACAACAGGCTGTCCGAGCAACTGCGCGAAGGGCGCAAGCACATCGAGCCGCCCGAGGACTACAAGCACACCAGTTGCTATTGCAGTGCGCCGACTTGCAGCCCGCCGTGTGGGTGGTGCACCGATCCGGCCAGCAGCGACGACGAGGAAGAAACCCCCTCCCAGGAGGCAGACGACAGCCAGAAATACACGCAACCCCTAACCCACTGTGCTGATGCGAGGGGCTGCTATCACCCGCAATGCCCGCAACTGCGCGATGGTGAGCCGTTCAAGACGGGTCGTCACTGCCCACTCGATGCCCATTCTGAGGAAGTCTGACCATGACCGACAAGACCACTACAGCCAATGCTGTTGAGTCTCTGGTAAAAAGACTGACAGGTATGAACGTTACCGTTTTTGGCTTTACGCCGGGACCGGACGCTACGGCGGAAAAGGTTGCGGCTGAAATTGCGCGCGCACTCGACCAGCTTGAGAATGACCCCACCCCGGCAGCGGGGGAAGTGCCAGCCACCACGCAAGCCGCGCCCGAAGCACCTGCGAAGCCAATCTATCAGGTGCAGTTCCATGCCGAACAAGGCTCAAGCGCATGGCACGACGCATCGGAAGATGCCTACCACGTCACCATGCCTGAGCGCCGCCGCATCGTCTACGCCGCGCCCGCACCGGCCACCCCTGCCGGGCCTGCGGCCACCACGGCAAGCGCCCTGACGTCATCCATGCCACAAAACGACGTGAAAACGGCTGAAAGCCGCATGGGCACTACGTTTGCGGGTGACGTCAATAGCAAGGCCACCACGGCAAGCGCGAGCGTGGGGGCGACATGCGAAAAATGCGGTGATACTGGCTGGCATGTTTGCCGCGCATCAGCACCCAGCCGTGAGGCTGAACCGCTGAACTTCGACGCTTGGCTTGACCGTGAATATCCGATTGACGCCAACGGGCGGCGCGCTGGCTTCCGCGACTCCACGCCCAGCAGTCTAATGCGTGCCGCGTGGGGTGCCGCACTCGCCCAGCCAGCAGCGCCTGTAGTGGACGGGGAGGTGCCGCCGATTATGCAAGCAGACCGCGCCAACGACGCACACGACACAGGCTATACGAAAGGCTGGAATGACTGCCGGGCCGCATGTGTCGCCGCCGCTCGCAGCGAACCAGTGGGCTGGATCAGCGTCGAGGATGGGTTGCCAGAACCCGAAATGGATGTGATCGTACATGCCTTCGTGCCGGGATTCGGCGACCACTATGCAGTTGCCGGGATTTTCGGTAACTGGTTGTCGAACGACACAGAACGTGAATTGCGCTTCACCCCAACGCACTGGATGCCACTGCCAGCCGCACCATCGCACCCCGAGCCAGCAGGCGGGAAGCTAACCATCGAGAACGCGCCCATCGGCACTACGGCTCCCGCAATCATGGGTGGGCGCTGGTACAAAACGCAGCTTGGATGGAAATGGAATGGCCCGGACGGCAGCGGCGGCACCTTCCCGCGTCCTGGTGGCGACTGGAACGGAAAGCTAATCGAGCCAGCAGGCGGGAAGGATGGCCAGGAATGAAGCTGACGAAGAAACAGCGCGCAGTGCTGCTTACGAAATTCGGTGGACGCTGCGCATACTGCGGATGCGATCTGGGCGACAGTTTCCACGCCGACCACTTCGAGCCCGTCCTGCGCGACTACGCACCGAAGAACGACTCAAATCCTAGCGGCATCCTGCATCTAGGCCGCGATGTGGCCGAGAACATGATGCCGTCCTGCCGCCCGTGCAACCTCGACAAGGCTTCCTACACCATTGAGCAGTGGCGCGCAAAGCTGGCCCGCTCGATCGAATCTCTGCTGCGCTACAGCTCTACCTACCGCCATGCGCTGCGTTTCGGCCTGGTGGCCGCCACTGGAAAGCAGGTCACGTTTTATTTCGAGCAATACGAAGCACAAAAGGAGGCAGCATGAGCACAGAACTGAAACCGTGCCCGTTTTGCGACGGCGGCAAACCGTTCATCAGCTATGAGGCAGACAGCGACGGAATGGGCGAATTTGTCAGTGTGAAGTGCGGCAGTTGCGGCGCGCAGTCACGCCAGCACTTCGCCAGCAACGGCAACACCTGCCCTCAGTTCTTCGCTGAAGTGCGCGAAGCCTGGAACCGCCGCACCACCCAGTCCGCACCCATTCCAATGCAAGCGGAAGAGAGGCAGGCGAGCGCCGTGGATGGTCTCACGGAAGCGATTAAGAGCCTGCGCAATGTTGAACGATGGATAAGCAACGAGATGCCTATTCCGACCGATGGCTGTCTCGCAAAGCTGAAGCGCATCAACGCAGCAATCTACGCCATCGCCGCCATCAAAGCAGGTGGGCAAGGCGGTGGCGCATCAAAAACGGCAAGGAGCAATGGCAAATGTTTTATGACGGCGAACCGTGGGGGCAATGGGGTGACTACCGAAAAGTCATCGACGCTGCCCGCACCACTCATACCCTAGCTAATGATGGGGAGCAGTCATGACCACCCACTTGGACATAGAGAGGGAACGCCGCGAGTTTGAGGCGGTCGTTGCTGAGCGCTTTCAAATGTGGCCAAAGCCATTCGAGCGGTTTGGAAACGACTACAGTTCAACTCACGTCGAGAACCAATGGCAAGGCTGGCTCGCCGCCCGTCGCGCCTCCCTGCAAGCCGATGAGAGGAAGGAGCGACCATGATCCATATTTTCCACAAACGAGGTGCGTGGATTCGAACGCACGTATGGCATGCCGAGTCGCCAACCATCCCATCCGCAATACGAGAGGTGCGCGACTGCATGATCTGCGGTAATCGGCAGATCAGATACCGGAAGGTCAACAGAGACGACCTCGCCGCCATCACAGCCAAGGAGCCCACATGATCCGCCCCGCCATCGAAACCGCCGCGTCTTCTCTGCTGTTGGCCGGCGCCGCCTATCTCTGGTGTTTCGGCCACCTCAGGCACGGCATTGACCCAGATGCTGCGGAATATCTGAGCGTTGCCGCGCTGATCGGCGGGCTCCTGGTCGCGGCCGATTTGTGGGGTGGATATCCGACATGGCGCCGGGGATTTGTGGCGCTGACCGCGAGCTTACTGTCCTGCGTGGGCGTGGAATTCGTGATGGTGTTCGGTGGCGGGGTGATTCGATGAACGAGTGCAAGTGGCCGGTGGTGCGATAACAAGGGAGTAAGAAACTTATGGTTGAACTCGCAATCAAACTGGAGTGGATGCTGATCCCAGCCTTCTGCGCGGCCACCGGATACACCGAGAAGGCCGTGCGCAGGAAGATCGAGGATGGCGTTTGGCTGCAAGGGAAGCACTACAGGAAGGCGCCTGATGGGCGCATCACCATGAACATTCAGGAGTATTACCGATGGGTGGAACAGGCGGGGTAGAGTTGCGAGCTAGCAGCATCCGTGTGCGGTTTGAGTACCGCGGCAAGCCTCGCAAGGAAACGTTGTACCTCAATGACGCGCCCCTGGCGCCGACACCGTCGAACGCGAAGTATGCAGGCCGCCTCGTGCTCGATATCAAACGCAAGATCGCAGACGGTTCGTTCAATTACGCCGACTACTTCCCGCACTCGCCACACCGCGAAGCGCAAGCGGAGTCCGTGCCGATGCTGCATGACGTAATGGACAAGTGGCTGAGGACGGTCGAGATCAAGAATTCGACCAGAAGGACGTACCGGCTGCGCCTCGATAATTTCTGGAAGGTGGCATTGAAGGATCGCCCGGTTGCCGAGGTCGTCTACTCGGATATTCTGGAGGCGCTCAAGGCCGGAACATGGAAGAGCGGGAAGAGCAGGAACAACGAGTTATCCCTGATCAGCCAGGTGTTCGAATTGGCGCGGCGGGACAAGCTCATCATTGAAAATCCATGCGCAGAGGTGGAGCGCGCGGCATATCAGAAGCCCGGGCCTGATCCTTTCGACCTGGGCGAAGTGCGCCGGATTCTGGATCACCTTCGCGCGCACCGCCCGGAGCAAATCCTGAACTTCGTCCAGTTGATGTTCTTCTCTGGCCTGCGCACGTCCGAGGGGATCGCGCTGCGCTGGGGCGACATCGACTTCCAGAAGCGCGAAATGCTGATCGACGGCGCCAATGTGTACGACGAGGAATCGGACACGACCAAGACCTATGAATCGCGCATTGTTAAGCTGACCAAGCCAGCCATGGAGGCGATCGAGCGCCAGCGCGCACATACCCAGCTGGCAGGCGAGCATGTGTTCCACGATCCGAAGACCGGAGAGCCGTGGTCGTACGTCAAGATCACCGACGTGCGCAGCTTCTGGAAATCGACGCTAACGAAGCTGGGGATCAGATACCGCCGCCCGTACAACATGCGCCACACCTACGCCACCATCGGCCTAATGAGCGGCGCAAAGCCCGGGTTCCTGGCTAGCCAACTCGGGCACAGCCTGCGCATGTTCTTCACCGTGTACGCGAAATGGCTGAACGGCGCCGATGACGACCGTGAAATGGAAAAGTTTGAGCAAGCCATCGCCCAAAATTCCCCAGGAATTCCCCAGCCCCTGAGCCAGCTAGAAAAATCGGCTTTCTGAAAAAGAAAAAGCCCCTAGAATCAGGGGCTTAGCATTCTGGCGGAGAGAGGGGGATTCGAACCCCCGATAGGCTATGAACCTGTAGCAATTGTATTTCAGGGGTATCCGAGGGGAAACGCTGTCTATGACGGATGCCCCTAGCGAACCCATCAGTACCCCGCCAAATTCCCCGAAAAATTCCCCAGCGGTCGAGCTCGCCTGATCGGTATGCCTCAAGCGCACTCTTGCGCACCCGCAGCACCAGTTCTTGCCGATTCGCCACCATGGAGTATCCAGAGAAAGGATACCCATGCGACACATTTCATTTTTCATTGCGGCCGCCCTGCCAGCGCTCGCCCAGGCCGCGCCCCAGTACCAGTTCGACCTGACAGGTGACCAGTTCGTCTCAATGATGTCCGGGCGGCCGGCGAGCGAGCAGGAGTATCGCGCGCGCGACCGGGCCTACAGCTACCTCGACGGCGCCAAGGACGCGACGGTGGGCAGTACCTGGTGCCCGACGCAGCCGCGCAAGACCCATGAGCTTGCCTATGACGCCGCCGACTACATCAAGAGCCTGCACGCCGACCTGCGCAAGGGCAATGCGGCGCGGCTGCTGCTGGCGTACCTGGCCGCGGTGTACCCATGCAGTGGAGGTAGCCAATGAAGCCCCTGTACATGGTTCTGCGCAGCAACTACCCCGACCGCAACGCCTACCCGCGCGGCAAGCTGCTAGAGGCGATGGGCTGGGATGATTTGCTGAATAACCAGGCGTACACGGACACTTGCGCAATGCGGATGAGCTACGCACTGGCGCGCTCCGGTGTGCACCTGCTTGGCGCGCGGATGACGGGCAAGGGGAAGATGGTGGCGCGCCTGCCGATCGAGCCGGGTCAGGGTGATCTGTCGCGTATCCTGAGCCGCATGTGGGGTGTGCCGGAGAAATACCATTCGGAGACGGAGGCGCGCGCCGGGATTGGCAAACGCCGGGGCGTGGTGTCGTTCTTCCGGATCCACCCGAACGTGAACCAGGGTCACATCGACCTGGTCGAGCCGGGCTGGAACGGGTTTGCCGAGTGCGCCATGTCCTGCTACTTCGGCGCGCGCGAGGTGTGGTTCTGGCCGCTGAAATAGCCGGCCAGGTGGTCAGGGAGGTTATTTGACCGAGGCCGCCGCAGCCTTGGCCATGATCTCGGTCTTCTTGTCGCTGCCCGAGCTGCTGCCGAAGTAGTAGGCGACGACCTGCTCGGCCTTGGCCGACAGGTAGCCGATCAGCGTGCCGGCCAGCACCGAGTCGGCCTTGCCCCAGCCGGCAAGCACGCCGACGATGACGCTGATGAACGCGCCGATCAGTAGGTAGGCGAGGATGCGCGGCGTCCAGTCCTGCACCGCAGCTTCGCGCTTGCGGGCGCTGTCGCGGTCGGATGCTGCCAGCTCGGCGATCTTCTGCTCGTTCTCGAAGCCGAGCTCCTGCATCTTCAGCGCGAAAGCTTGGTCGGCCTGCTTGAGCGCCAGCATTTGTTCTGGCGTAGCTCCTGACAGCGCCCCTTTGATGGTGGCTTCGGTCTTCTCGGACAGGCCGAGCGCGTCGCCGATGGCGCCGATGGCCATGCCGCCGAGTGGCCCGCCCAGGGCGGTTCCGATCCACGGCGCGACAGTGGCGATAAGGTTTTTCCAGTCCATCATGCACCACCTTTCAGGAGATTATTGGCGATACGATTCGCCCAGCCGTGACCAAAGGTTGGCCAGGTATTCAGGTTGCCTAGGTAGATAAGGCGGTGCGCGTTGAAGCGCAGGATCAGCTTAAGTGGGTCGGCCTGCTTCAATGCGGCGCGTGTGGCCGGGCCGATCACACCGTCCGGCTCGGCGCCGACCGCCTGCTGTAACCACTTCACCGCTGGGCCGCCGTTATAGACTGCGTCGAATACCTGAAACGCCAAACGAGGGTCCAACTCGTCACAGCCTGCGGAGTCCCAATAGCGGGCCTTGGCGATCTCCTTGGCAGTCTTTAGCGGAAGCTCACGCATCGTCCCGGTATAGCCTTCGGCGCGCGCCACTCGATCGGTGATGCCCCACATCGTCTCGCCGCCCGGGTCGTCCGGATGATTGGAATAGCCCCCCTCGTTGCCGATCAGGTCGTTGAATGCGTCGTCAAATATGCTCACGTGTCCTACTCCTTGGCAATGGAATTTTCCATCGATCGCGCACGCCAAGCGCGCTCAAGTCGAATTAGCTGGATACCGAGCACCACGAAACCAGTTACAATGCCGACGCCCATGGAGACGATCGACAGGAGGCCTTGGATCAAATCAAGCTTAGCCGCGGCACCGATAGATGCCGTTGCCACTGCGACGGCCGCACCCACCCGGGGACTACTCGCTGCGGCTTCGAGAGCCGATTCCACAATTGCGCTTTCGTTCATCATTTTTTCTTTCAAGAATGCTTGCCACCGCCGAAATGAGCACGATGACGAACCATATCGACCCAAGAATAATCAGCATGGCGGTCAGGGATAAGAAGTCGAAGCCACTGCGCAACGGTCAGCCCCCACATGTAGACGTTGTAGAAGCTGGGCGATGCGTAGCCCATGTACAGAATCCAGCCGCCGAAATTGCCAGCGATGGATGCCAGGCACATCCACTGCACGTCATCGCATAGCCGCCCAGTTAGAACGGCCGTCGTGACGCCGAGAAGAAACCAATCGCATAGCGCGGCGCTTCCGTGAAACACCAGCATCGCTGCCGGTGTATTTGGAAGCGATGCTGTCACTTGGCCATGCACGAACATCACACCACTGAGCAGAAGCCACATGTACCAGCGCGAGCGCCATGAGTTCATTTCGTTTTCTTCGTTTTCTTCTGCGGCGTTGCAGTGCGTTGCTCACCAGGAGGACGTTGTTGCCCGCCGCCTGCGCCAGTTGCCATCATCGATTTGCTCATGGTGTTGCTCCTTTCTGGTTGGTGGGTAAAAACTTCGGTTGAAGAGCTCGTCAGACCTCTGGCGAATAAAACTGCAGGCCGTCGAGACTCAGTTCGACCATATCGGTCAGTGCATCGGTGATCTGAACAAAACCGGGGCTTCCTGAAATGGTCGGAAGAACACGAATACTGGTCGATCCAGTCGTAATTGCCCCGGTCTTGATATACGACGCAGGCATGCGTACGTTGCCGCCAAATACTGTCCCGCCGTTTTCCGGTAGGAAGCCAGTAGGCAGAGTGGCGAATCGTTCGCTAGAAGCCGTGGCCGAAGATTTCGCCAAGCAGCCGCGAAAAATAACCATGTTGCTGTTCGTTTTCATGAACGAGAAAGCAGTAGTACTCGCAGTAGAGCGAGACCATCCAGCGGCCAAAGCTACGGTTTTCCAGATTCCTTTGGTGCCAATTCCGGTGTCGTCCACTTCGATGAAGTTGGAGCTGTTGAACGGCGTAACCTTGCCTGGCAAATAGGAAATATTCGTGCAAAAAGCGTCGATCCGCACGCCAGTGCAGCCTTGCGAAAGATAGAAGTTATTACGGTCAACCACCACGCGGTCACTGGTCTGTATTGTGACTGCAGCGGTTGGTCCGGCCCCGCGAGCGGAGGTGCCGATATGGTTATGCTGAACAATCGTCCCCGTACAAGTGAAAATGTACAGCCCATTGCACTGCGATGTCGGATCGGTCGGCTGGATTTTGTTGCGCGCGATGACAGATACACCGGCCATATGGTCCTGCGTACCCGATGCTGGCGTGTCGAGAAATGACAGATTGACGCAATAGCCGTTATCCAGCAGCACCGTCTGCTCGATATTGTTGTCGCATATCGAGAGGCCGCGCGCATGGCTAACCCTAATAGCGCCGATCGTTGAGGTGATGTTATTGCGCTCGATCTGGCATTTTGCAGCAGCTCCCCCGGCACTCGTTTCGTTCAGCATTTGAATGTTGACGCCGATGTTTGAGCCGGTAATCACGTTCTCTGCGATGACGTTGGAGTCGCCGAGCCCGAACAGTTGAACCCCGCCTTCCAATTCATTGCGCTCGATTTGGCTCAGGAACAGGCCGTTTGTGTTCAGCGCTGCAGCGTTGTCCAGATTGATCGCCTTGCCGTTCGTTGCGCGCAGCAGGCAATCCATGACAATCAGGTGCTTGAGGCCATGCGTGGCGTCCATGTTGATTTTCAGGATGTCGCGAGCGGGAGTGCCGGACGCAGGAGTAATTACGAGTCCCTTGATCCGAACCCCGTCATCGGCAAGCGTGGACGGGTTGATGGTGATGACATCGACGGTGTTGGCGACAGTCGAGTCAATCAAAAAGATTGCCCCTTTGTCGCCGATAATTTCGATCGTACTGGTGATGCTTAGCAACGTCCCGGCAGTCGGAGTCTTTAGGCGATACGTTCCAGGCAGAACGTGTAGCGTCTTGCCCGAGCAGGCTGTAATTGCCTTTTGCACTGCGGCGGTCACGTCGAGCACACCGGCCCCAGCCACATCGGCGCGCTCGGCATCCGTCATGAAATCGTGGATGGTGATGCGCTCACGAAGCTTGGCGAGAACGGTATTTGCCACCGCTCCGATTGCATTCTGAATGTATCCAATCAGCGCGGCTCCGGTAGACGCAGCAATATTTGTCAGGAAACTGGAAACGACCGATGCGATGCTGAAATCATCCGATGTACGTGCGAAAAAGACCTGCCGGCCATTGCTGTCTTGCACGAGCTCGGAATACAGGCTGGAGAAGAAAACATTGGCCGGAGTGCCATTGCGCACAATGTAACCGTTCACCGTACGCAGCGGCTGTGCTACGGGTTGCGTTCCTGCGGCATCCCAGAACACGGTCACAGGTGACGTGATCGGGTTCAGGTTCGGCTGGCCGAAGTATACAAAGCCGCCGTCCAGCGGTTGTCCGTTGAGGCCGGTATACGTTTTGAAGGGTTGTTCGACTGGGAGCATGGGTGTCCTCGATCAATGCAGAGTTGCGCCGCGTGGGCGAACTTCGGGTGGCGGCTTGGTATGGGTGCGTGCGCTCAGGGCCTGCTCGATACGCTTCTGGATTTGGCGATTCTTGACCTGCTTGGAGATCAGGCGCAGCGACGACAGCACCGGAACCGGGATTCCGGTAAATGCTCCAGTAGCGCCAGCCTCCGTCAGGGCAGCGAGCAGGACGCTCGCGGTATTCGACGTGTTGACGGTCCCAGGTGGCGAGGTAAGCACGACCTTGGACAGGTCGTTGATGTCACGCAGTTGCTGCGCCCCACGTTTGCCGAACAAGAAATCGAGCTTGCCATCTGCATCGAGCGTGCGGATGGCTTTGTTCAGCTTATCGGGAGAAACGATCGGGTTGCCGCGCGTGTCGGTCGCAACGTTCTTCGTTGCCTCGTCCTTGATCCAGTTGATCGTTTGCCCCTGCAGCTCACGCCATGCCTGCTTACCTTCCTCTCCGCCTGTCTGGAGAACGCGGCGCACATGGCGCACACTGTCCATACTTTGCTTTAGGATTGAATGGTTCCATATATCCTCCAGCGCCACCTGCCTGTCGGATGTGCCGCGCTTGTTATTAAGTATCTTGGATATGACAGCGTGTTCCTCGTACTGCTTCGCATAGTTCTCGCGCAGGCGTCGAGCCGCCCGGTACAAGTCGCCTCCGGCATTTTCGGTGCCACTGTCGATCAAGCCTTTGATGATCGAGGATTGACGGATATTAGTCGCCTCGTAATCGGTCGCGCGCCCGATCGCCTGCCGCATCGTTTCAGCGGTCTTGAGCGTCACGGGAGCGGCAACAAGCTGACCATCTGCGCCTTCGGTGGCAATGCCTAGTTGAAGCGCGCGCTTGCGGGCAACGTCGAGAAGTGGCGCGGTCGCAACGTCTGGTGCAGAGTCATTCAGGTGCTCTACCAGCGAATCCAACTGCACCGGATCAGCAAGTTCTCCAGCCTTATCGGCTTCCTTGTACGCCACGCGGATTGCAGACTTGTCCCGATCCGCCTTTTTCACGAGCGCCTGATCGACCGTCGCGCCGACAGCACGAAGACTCGGAGCCTCCGCACCAGTCTGATCGACCCATGAGTCGAAGTTCTTCATGATGTCTTCGTTCTGCTGCGCAAAGCGGTTACGCAATGGCTCGCCGAGGCTTGGCTCTTTTGCCATTTCCCGCTCAAAGCGCTGCTGCTCGAAGCTACGCTCTGCCTGGCCCTTGGTTAGCTCAATCGGCACCGGGAGATCAGCAGCCACTTGGCGGCGCTGTTCTGCGAGGTCGGTCCCGGCCGCGCCAACGCTGGCAGCGGTTCCTGGAGTCGGTGCGCTTGGTTCGGGATTGCGGCTCAGCGTGCGCTCGACGCGATCTGCGATCTTTGGCGACACGTTGCGGATGGCCGAGACGGCCGCATCGGTCGTGGTAGCCGCGGCAGACTTGGCTGCTCCAGCAACGGCGCCGGTCGCTGCTTTGGTAGCTGCCACACCTTGCTTCGCCGCGCCCGTTGCCGCTTCTGCCGCCACTGGGGCCAGATCACGCGCTGCAGCCCCAGCCGCTTGTGCGCCACGCCCTAGCGCGCCCATTTCGGCCGTTAGCGGCGCAAAAGGGATTGCCGCGTTGATTAAATTCCCGTATGCCTCGGTTTGACGCTGACCTTCGGCGCCGCGTGGCGCGTAGGTGAACTTATTCGCCCCTTCGGCTGCAGCCTGTTCTGCCGTTTGCACTCCCTGCTGAGTGCCGAACGTTCCATTTGCGACGGACTGGCCGATACCAGCCAGCGCGCCGCCAAGAGCGCCAAATGCCCCAGTGGTCGCGCCAGTAGCAAGCGACAGGGCAGTCTCACCGCCGCCGATAAGGCGGTCTACCAGCGACGGATCAGCAGGGGCCGAAGGCGTGGGCGTGGGCGTGGTCTGTTGCGCAGCGAACGCCTGCTCGGCTGCTGATACGGGGATATTCGCCGCAGTTGGCGCTTGCTGCGCGGTGGAGAGTTGGCCTTGTAGGATAGCGAAAGCCTGCTCCTTGGTCGATCCAACTGGGCCATTGACGGTGTACTGCTTGCCGTCCGGCGAAGTGAAGGTGAAGGCCGGCATCAGTGCACCTCGACGGACCAGCCGGCAGGTATCGTGGACGCCGCTGCAGGTTCGGGCTTGCCCTTATTGACCGTCTGCTTAGCGAAATCCTGAAACGTCAGGTCGGGCTTGCTCTTCTGCGCGCGCTCGAACTGGGTCAGGTCCGAGTGGGTGTATGGGACCGCCTTATGCACAGCGTCGATGACGCCCTGTATGTACTTCTTCTGGTCAGGCGGGACGGCCGGATCGGCAAGTTTCGGATCGAGTGCCGCTTCGGTAATCTGGCGCACTTCGGCCAGCTTGCGCAGCGCGTTGTAGCCGTTATCGCCGGGAACGAAGGCGAGCTTGTCGATGGATTTAACCAGATCGCCAGTGGTAGCCAAGCCGCTCGTTTCCAGCGTCCCCAGGTTGCGCGAAACACCGGTCCACATCGTGTTGTAGGTCTTGACCTGATCCGAGTTCAGCTCATTCTTCAGGCCTGCCAGACCGGCGCTAAGCAGGCTGGAACTCTTCGGCTGGCCCATGCCTAGGAAACCGGCGTTCGACTGTACCGGCAGTTCGGTGATGTTGCGCAGCGCCTGCGCCACTTCGTTGCCAGATGCGATGATGCGGCCGTTGTAGACCACCGAACGACCGCCGCCGCCAGCGCCATTGATGCCAGCTTCCTTGTTGATACGCTGGCGCAGCGCCTCGTCGTACTCGGGAGATCCCGGCTTGTACAGCTTCGATAGCTCTTTGGTGAACTGCGTTTCATCAGTATCACCCTGACGCGCATCAATCATCCTCTGCACTTGCAGTTGAGTCTGAGAAGCTAACCTTTCACCAGCGGTCGGTGTGGTAAATTTCAACTGGTCTTCTGGCTTCACGCCAGAAGATTGGATCTGAGCCAAGTAACCTGGTAGCGCCTTCGGATCTTGCGGAATGTTGGCTAAGTATCCAGTTAGATCATCCTTCGAAATTACCCCCTTCGCAGCCAGCGACTTGAACATCGTTCCGACCTGATCCGGTGTCACGTTCTTGGCCTGCGCCAGAGCACCAGCCTTCTGGCCGACGATGGTGAGATTCTTCAGGGTGGCATCGGCTTGCGCTTCCTGCAGCTTGGCCGGGGCCAGCTCCTGCGCGCGCTGCTCAGCGCCTAGGCCTTTGAACGACTCGATGAACTTGTCCGATCCGAGCTCAGCGGCCAGTTTCAGTCCGATGGACGCCCTTGCGAATTCTGGATGATCTTTGACGAGTTGCGCCATTGTTTCCGCAGCTTTAGCGTCCTGCTCGTTGCCAGAGTTACGCGCTGCCGTCGCTTGATCGCTCAACAAGTTCACCGCGACATCATTCGACCCGGATTGGATGGCCGCATATATAGGGATCGCTTGCTTAATGCGAGCCTGTTGCTGTGCTGCTGAAATCACGTCTGAGCCTCGCTTGATCTGTTCGCTCAGAGCAGGATATTTGAGAATCGTCGCTCCGATTGCTTCCGGCGTTGGGTTCTTGCTCAATGCTGCAAGATCGGCCTGCTGCTGTTGCTGCTGAGCGAGCGCCAGCCGTTGTTGTTGCTGCTGCTGTTGGATCTGGTTAAGCGCAACCCCGCCCTGAATGCCTTGCGTGAATGATGCTACCGGCGACGGAAGATCAGCAAAGGCGCTGGTGTAGTCATAGGGGTCAGCCATCAGAATTTACTCCCAAAATATTGGCCGAACGCCCCGGTCAGACTATTGATGAGCTGGCTGTTTGCTCTCCCAGCAGCCAATGCAGAGCCAGCCTGTGCCTGACCCTGCTGTCCCAAGAGGTTCGCGACATTGGTCCCGGTTTGGAGACCCGCATTGCCGACACCAGCCGCCGATGACTGACCAAGCCTACTAATGCCGCCGAGATTCTCGTATTGCTGCTGAATCAGTTGCGATAGCAACTGTGGCTGGAACTGAGCCAGTGCTGCTTGCGTGTTCCCGCCACGTAGCCCTCCGGTAGCCGAGGCGTTTTGCAGAATGGCATTGGTTCCTTGCTGTTGGAGAGCTTGGAACTGTGGCGAAGTTTGCAGAGCGCCGATTGCCTGTTGCTGTGCCTGAGGACCACCCAATCCAATTAGATTCTGTTGCGCACCAATCGCGCCGGTTCCTGCTGATACGTATGGAGAAAGTAACTTTTGGATGGCATCGAACTGGCGTCGCTGCTCATCGATACCGGCTTGAGCCGATTGCGTCTGTGCGCTAGCTGCGCTTTCAGCAGCGTTCTTTTGGCTGTTTGCCGCTAAAAGACCCCCTACGGCAGCAGCTGCATATCCCCATGGCATAGAGTTATCCCTTATCAGTTTTGATACACACGATAAGCGTAATGCGCTCGTGTGGCGTTGGGTTGGTAACCCAGTGCAAATGTGAGTTGTCGAACCAGAACAGATCGCCAGGGGCAGTAACCAGTTGTTCTCCCTCGAAACAGAAGGTCTGCCCCGGATCAGCGGCAATCTGAACTGCAAATTTTTCGTAGTATCCTGCATGCCAGCCTGGATCAACGTGCGGCTTGCACTGACCACCAGGTGGAATGCGCGTAATCAGCACTCCCCCCAATCGATCACCGCGAACTATACTCATCAAAGGATAGACTAGATCGCGCAACGGCAGGCAATCGGCTTCTGGATACCAGACCGCGTCATGGTCCGCATTCCCATTAACGCCCGGTGGAGCGAATCGCGCCCAAATGTCGGATAGCCCATGATGCGGCGAATCTGGGCTCGCTGTGCGCATGGTGTATAGATCCCACAGATGCGGATTGGCTTCAATCGCAGTTCGGATTGGCTCAACATTCAGGCCAGATGCTAGTAGGCGAATCTTGCTCATGCCATGCTCTCAGCAATCGCCTGCATCTGCGCGGAATTTGGTGGCTCGATCAGTACCTCATCGATCTGTGCCTGATCGGTTTCCGAGGTGGCATGAATGCAGAACCAGACGACATCGGTCAGTGCCTTAACGCCGTGGTGCTGGTGTGCGCAGACCGTCACCAGCTTTGGCGCATGGAAGACGCTACGCTGTCCATCTACCTCGACTTCGACAGAACCAGACGCAAGCAGCGCAAAATGGTCGTAGTGGTGCTTGTGTTGGACAAGGATCGAGCCAGCAGGGAACGCGGTTTCTTTCGCGTACAGACCGCCTGCGAAGTGGTGAACAAGTCCAATTTGGTTATCCAGCGGCATTAGTTCTCCCGGTCGGGGTCCAATGGCCGCTGGTAGCCTTACGCTCAGCTATTGCCGCGAAATTGGGCAACTGCTGAATTATAGAAACATTCTATCGAAAATTGCAAGCTTGATAGAGAATAACTATGTGAACTGTCGCCCGGATGATCGGATGACGACGCCCGTCGCGCCGGCAAGCGTCGAAATGAAATCGCCTATCTCGATGATATGCCCGACCAACTCGGCAAAGGTCTCAGTGCGCCCTGCTGGAATCGACTTTACAACGACCGCATTCGATGCCCCAGCGGTTCCACCAGACGCTACCAGGCGCACTGTCAGTGTCACAACCGCTCCGGTGCTGTTATAGGCGGTGAATTTGTCGATTGCCGTCTTGGTCCCGTTTGGGGAAGTGTATTGTGTCGTTTCGCTGGTCTCCGCAACCTTCGATTCGAAGAGTGCAACTGGCGTAGTGGCCATGGTTATAGTCCTTTTGCTATAGCGGCAGATTTCAAGGCGTTTGCCAGAGCGATCACAGTAGGCAGATCGGTCGCATCGGCAGGGAATGAGCTAGGGCTGGTGAGGCTGGTAGCGGTATCGGCAAGCACCGCCCTGGCCACGTAGAGATTGCCCACCAACGTAGTGCTAGACACGACAAGCGGGGCGGTCCCTGTCGCTACGGTGCTCACTACCTGCTTTGTCGTACTGACATTCTGCGTAAATGCCGCGGCTGTAGATGAGAAGTCAGCCAGTTTGGCGCCAGAGATACTCAAGCCCCAATTGTCCGCACCGATCCGATACAGCCCGGTTGTCCTATCGCCGCCCAGGTAAAAGCTTGGGAGTGCGACTGTCCCTGAATCTAGGCCAATCGTGCCGCCAGTGATCTCGACGGCATCTGCATTCTGTGAGCTGATGGAACCCAATTGAGTCCTTGGTGCTGACGTAAGCTGCTCGAGCACTTCCATCAGATCGGCCAATATCGCGACCGACTGTGACGCCAAAGACAGCGCATTACCTGCCAGCGTGTTCGCCTCTTCAATGGTGCTAGGCGTGCTGGCAACATCCGAGAGAGCTTGTTCGAACGAGCGCAGCGTCTGGAAGTTCTTGAATACTTCCGAGAGCTGGCTGCGGTCCAGTGGCTTGAATGTCATAGCGGACCTATACCTGCCAATGGCTCGATTTGAATTTCAAGTCGCGCCGCCGACAGGAAAGCGTCACTGGTGCTGCGGAAACGTTGGATGCGCCAATTTTCCATTGATCCTTGTTTCAGCCAGATCAGCCGCTTGCTCCGCTCCCCCTGTTTTCCAGCCGGAACTGGCCGCTCTTGGCTGAATGTTTCCCCATCGACCGAAAACGAAGTCCACACGATAGGATCTGCGCCAAGCGGCACGCGCCCGGTCAGGCACACGAGCTCGAGCTGATGGAAAATCGCGCCGTTGCTTTCGTTGTAGACGATGGTCGTTTGGAAATCCCAGCCGATCGTCTGCCCGTAGTGCGTGCTTGCAGTATTGGTAAGCGAACCGACATTCACGCTGGTGGGATCTCCGCACAACCATTGGTCATAGCACCAGACCAGATTGCGCGCCCGATAGGTGGCCGGTGAAACAAGCCCCGAATCTAGCGTGTACCAGACTGGTTCGCCTACAGCCTTCGAAGCGTTAGCGTCGTAAACAAGCGTCCGATCAGGTAAGTGTAGATACAATAATTCGTGGTTTTTATCGACGCGCTGCTCCATGACGGCCTGGGAGAGCTGAGCTTCGGTGTACTGCTGCAGAATCTGGTCGATCTCGCGCGTCGATAGCTTGTCGGTACTGGCATTCAGGCCCAGCCACACCGCGGGCGGCTCATTGCGTGCACCACCTAGGAATGCTATCTCCTGCATGAAGCCAGCTACCACGCAATGCGTGCCGATTGCCCCGCGCTCGATGATTGCGCCTTCGTTGCGCTGGAAGGGGAAGAAATTGCCGCCAACGTTGTCGAAGACTTCGATGGTGTATCGATTGACCGCGTAAATCTCGCCGCGCCACTTGCGCACCGCGACGATGGGATCTGGATCATCCTCGCTGCTGCCGAACTTAAGCGGATTGACCGAGGTCGGATCGGTAAGCTCAGTGACCACTAGGCTAGTACCATCCGTGGTCATGAAATAACCGCCAATCCACACTACGTCCAGCACGGTCCCAAGATCGGGATCAGTCACTTGAGATAGAGCCCCGTTCCAATAATAAAGATTGCCACCGGCTGCAACAGCCAGCCGGTCGAATGAATAGGTAAAGCTGACTTGACCAGTTCCAGAAACGGCTCCAAGCGTGGTGACTGTTCCGTCGGCGTCGACACGCACCAGATCATTTCCCATCACGCGATAACAAATGCCGCGCCAATTGATTGCGCCGCGGTCAACGCCGGGACCGGCCCCGCTTTGCAGGATCCCATCGCCAGGCCGCAGATAGCCCTGCGAGATTCCCTGTTCTTTCGGAACTGGCACCATGTTGCGCGGATACGACGAGCGAAAGTCGCCCGCTTCGTCAGTAAAAATCCCCGCGAGAATAGGTACTTGCAAGGCTTGCCCCTTTACGTATTCTTGCGCATGATCCCGAGCCATGCCGCTGTAGCGTCCGAGTTGTCATTACTGACGAATGTGCAGCGCATGCCGAAATCAGTCTTCTCCGTGACGGTGATCCCCGGGATCCCATCATGACGGTAAGGGCTATCATCGCTGATTGTGATTTCCAGCGGCATCCGATAAAAACCCGCGCTCGATTGGAAGAATGTGGCAAACGTCCCAAACCGGCTACTTGCGGCAACGCGGTTGAAGCAGAGCAGAATGCTGATAACTTGCAGCGTCCATCCAGCAGGAACCGTGAACTGGCTCTGTCTCGTGATGCCGTACCCAGCCGGGATAACTGCCCTAGTTGTGCCCGCCCCAGCGTCGCGGATAACGATGTCACCGGCATTAATCTTCCCGCTCCCCGCGCTCGCAATCAGCGCCGAGTTGATGCGCAGGACTTGACTTGGAACCGCCACAGTGCCGCCATTGAGCGTGATCGTCTGCGCCACCTCGTTGTAATTGGCATCCAGCGCGTTGATGATGATCGACCGCGCACCAGTACCCGCGGCTGTGTCATTGGCATTCGATGAGAAAACCTCGATCGAAGTGGGTGCAGCCATCCATTGATACAAACCGCCAACTGACCACATATCCTCGGCCGCACCAGTATCGATATCAGGATTAGCGCCAAGTGCCGTCACTCGGCGCGCGTTACCGATGATGCCGAAGCCGACATCGATCACATCGCCCAGACCGAGTGTAGTTTGCATGTCAGATTCCCCCTTCGCCAGACATCACTTGTAGCGTGGTTCCTGCCGCACTGATATGCGCTAGCGTGTCGAAGTCCTGCGGCTTGCCAATGACGCGCTGCGTTCCAGGCGCAATAGGAAGGTCAGCGGTCGTAGCGGTCACGGTTCCATTGATGGCTTGGCCGAGGCGCACATAGCAGATATTGGCTCCTGTGTTCTCAAGCAGAAGCGACTGGTTTCCGGCACCAATCGTGATGCTTGCGCTGGCGGCACCTGGCGTTAGAACTTGGTTCGAACCGTAGTGCGGCTGAAATGCGGAATGGACTGCCATGGTTAATCTCCTGTTTATGCTATGCGATACCAGCTATTGTGAACGCCATCGAAGCGCAGGCGGAAGAAGCCGTTCGCCGCTAGCGTGGTCGGAGCGCCATTCACGGTCGTTCCATTCCCAGCGACGGTCAGTGCGGTGACGGATTGTGTGCACGACACCAGAACTTCTTGTCCATCGACCGGACTCGCCGGCATCGTGATCGTTCCCGCTGCAAATCCACTAGTCGGCGTCAGAAGCAAATACACATTCTCGCCGGTCGTGGCGGGCGCAATGAGCACGCTGAACCCAGTTGCATTTGGGGCGGCATATTGCGTCATCATCGCGCCAGGCGCAGTCAGATTGGCCTGGAAGAACGTCAGCAGCGCCGACATCGAAGCCGCGCGCGCATCGCCGTTGTTCGTCGAGAAAATGACGAGCAGATCGCCCAATGTCAGGGTATCGGCGCGGGAAAGCTGGTTGATCTGCATTGCAGCTCCTAGTTGAATTCGATCGGACCGTCCAGGCCAGCATCGACTTGCTGCTGCGGCGGAGAGATAAAGCGGCTGTTCTGGCTGCGCCATGGCTTGTTCCCGGCGCCGATTGGCATGCTCGTTGGTAGTGGCGCCTCCTGCGGCATGGCGAAGCGCCCGGCCAGCATGTCGTAGCCGTCCTTGGCCGTCATCGCGGTAGTCGGTGATACCTGCTTGCCATATCCAGCCGCCAAGCGCATGGCCAAGTTCGCGATGACCGGCTCAACGGCCCAATCCGGCAAATTCGAGTCGTCGTCCAGATTCGAGGCGCTTGGTGTCGAAGGAATCGGGTAGCCGAGTCGGATTCCTTTGCCGTCCCACATCGACAGCATCAGGTCCAGACGGCGCTTGCCAGATTCCAGCGTGTCCGCATCGAGGGTGACGACGAAGCCATGTAGCGCCAGTTCCCCGAACGCTTCCTCGACAATTTCTTGCTTCGTCCAAGACATCGCTTATTCCTCCAGCGTGGCGGCGATCAGGTCGCGCAATTTGCGGTCGCTGGTGCGGCCGTCGAACTTAATCTCCAGTTCAGTTGCCTTCTGCTCGAGCTCGCCGCGGGTCGGCGGTGCATCGTCGGCTTCTTCCACCATGACCACAGGCAGCTTGCCCTCGATGGCTTCTGGTAGCGTGGCGAACCAGCCATCAGTGAGGGCCGCGGCAAGCTGCTTGTCATCGGCCACTTGCTGGTATGCGTAGGTGCCGCCCGGACGCTGGTGCATGCCTGGGCAGCGGTAGACGAGGGTAGGGAAGCTCATTTCTTGCCTTTCTTGTCGAGTACCTTGTTTGCCTTCGCATCAATCGTGACCTTTGCCGCCGGGCTCAGCTTGCCCTTGGCCACCATCTGCGTTGCTCGCGCCTTCGCGTTTGCGGCGTGACTGGCATCTGGCATCGGGTATTTCGCCTGCACGCCACCCTGCGGCCCCTTCTTGGCCGGCAAGCCGAACTGCGAGGGCTTCAACGTCTTTTCTTTTGCTGCGGTGAGCTTGGCCATGATTTCATCCGAAAAATGGGGCCGAGTTTCCCCGGCCCCGAACGCATCACGAGATGCGGTAGGAGACAAACGTATTGAGCGCCGTCTTACGGGTGCGGAACTGGCCAGAGGTCACGGTTGCCACGGTTGCCGTGCCGACGATGGTGTGGCCGGAAGCCGCGGTGACCGTGAACGTGTTCGCCCCGGTGTTGATCACCGACCAATCGAACGAGTCGTTGACTGCGAACTCGCTCGCTGCTTCCATCACAGTTCCGGTCGGGATCGTGCCGGCCACAGCGGCAGCGGTCGAGGAAGTCACCAGACCGCCCAGCAGGGCAGTTGCCGATACAGCGCCAGTCACGTCAACGGCAACCGGAGCAGCCTGGATCTGGCTGGCGTACTGCGATGTCACAACCGGAGCAACGCCGGTCTGGTAACGCACCACAGCCGCGCCAGCCTCGATGACGATGGTTGCGCCCGATGCAAACGGACCAAACACGGTCTGCCCGTTATTGACGACGCCCTGAACGCTGCCTGCGGGCGGTTCGTTCGGATAGCCGAGGATGCGGCTGACGACAGCCTTGTCCTGCGTGTAGACAGCGACACTTTCGGTGGCGGCAATGGTGATCTGCGCGCGACCGTTAGGATAAACGTAGAGATCCGACATGATGTGTTCCTTTCTTGGTTAGGTCTGCGAGAACAGCATGATCCCGGACATTTCAGGCTGCTTATTCACGACGCCGAAGAAGATGTCCCATCGGAACTTGGTCTTCATGGTGTTGATGTCGTAGAACTTCTGCATGGTGACCTCGATGCCCTGGTCGGTCGATGCGCGCATGATGGCGGCTCCGGCGTTGTCAGGCACCACGTACCGGCCCGGCAGGATTTCCAGCGCATCTTTCTGCCAGAACGGGTTGATGCTTGCGGCCACGGTGTTCAAGAACACGATGGCGGCGGTTGCCGAGCCAGTCACGGTCACGTTCTGGTACTGCAGTTCGGCGTCCGTCGCGCCCTGGGCCGAGATGATCGGCGGCGAGATCGTCATCGTGGTGGCCGAATCGACCGAGATCACGCGGAACGTCTTGAGCTGGCCGGTGTCGCCCTTGGTGATGTGGTGCACAGCGTTGACGCCCGCGATGGTGAAGCAGTCGCCGGCTGCCACGTTGGTGGTGCTCGAAATGGTCACGGTCTGGAAACGGTTGTCGACGTTCGAACGCTCGCCGTTGGCGCCAGTGCTGGTAGCGCGCGGCGTGTAGAAGTTGGCGCCAGCGACCAGCGTGTTGATCGTCAGGCCTGCGCCGCCAGCAGCCGCGGTAAGACGGTTCGCATAGTCCAGTTTGTAGGTATCGAACGACGCGATCGTGCCCACGTACGCTTTCTCGTAGGCCGTAGTTGGCTTCTGGTTCATCGTCTGACGCGCGGCTAGGTTGCTTGCCATGCCGTTGTAGTCGCGGGTTGACAGCGCCAGATAGCGGTCGAATGCCTGCACGCCCTGCTCGTTGAAGATCGCCTCGCACTGGGCCACATCATCGAAGCCGGTAGCTGCCGTCGTACGCTTGACCACAAGCGTGCCGGTGTTGGCAGCGGTGTTCATGATGGCCACGTTGATGTCGCTGGACAGCTTCTGTGCAGCAGCTTGGCCGAGACGGCCTTCCTGCAGCGCATCGCGCAGCTCGGTAGCGGTCAGGATCGCGGTCGAGTGCTTCTGGAAGCCGAGCGTTGCCGGCACGGACAGTTGCGTTGCCTGGTTGAAGTTGGCGGTGGCATCGGTGCCATCGTGCGACTGCGCGATGTACGGCATCGGGCGCCAGATCACGTCGCCTGCGCGCTCCATCACGGTCGAGTCGGTGGAATATTTCGAAACGTTCCTCGAGAGAACGAGGGCATCATTGAACCCCTCAAGAACATTCTCAAAGGCTACAACTTCTTCTTTTGCGAATGAGTTCGCCATGATTACTCCTTAAAAGTGGATGAGAAAAAACCAACTGCTGCGGCTTCCTCATCCACTTCAAAGGCTGGATGGCGACCAATCTGTTGCTGCTACTACCTGCCATTTGAGGCTGGCGAAACCTGTATTCTGTTACGCGCGCTTCTGCGCCTTGTAGGCGATGACCTTCGAGAGATCGCCGGTACGCTGCGCCTCTTCGCGCAACCTGTCCAGCGTCGAATCGACTGCGGTTCCCTTGCCGCCAGAGCCTTGCACGACCTTTTCGGGTGCAGGCGGTTTCTTGCGTTCGGTAACTTTCACTTGCGTCTCCAGTTTTGCGACTGAGAATGCGAACTTCACCGGGTCGGTGATCGCGGACAGCTCCTTGAGCTTGGCCGGGCTCTTGCCCAGCGCGTAAATCAGTTGCTCCGGCTTGTCGGCGCCATTCAGGATGATCGCCTGCTTCACCTGATCGAAGTGCGACAGAACTGCAGATTCAGCATCATCGAAATCAGCCACCGGCAGTGCGGCCTTGGCGGTGTTGTAGGCGCTGACCTTGGCATTCCACGCCGCCTGTGCATCCTCGGTGGCCTTGCGTTCCTGCGCCGCCTTATCTTCTATCTGACGCTGGTGCTCAAGCCACGCTTTCATCTTTTGGCTATAGATATCCTCGTCAAAATTAATGTCTTCATCGGATAGCGTAGGCTTTTTCGGCGCGTCATTGCCATTAGAATTCTGTCCTGCGTTTGCCTGCAACTGCTGTTCCAGCTCGCGAATCCGCTTGGCCTTCTCGCGATCGGACTTGCGCAACTCTCGCACCCATTCCGGCGCGCGCTGCTGCTCCTCTTCGACCGGCTCCTCGCCGAGCGAGATAACCATTTCAGCGGGCTCTGCTTCCTTCTGGCCTGCGCCTGCTTCCTGGCTTTCTTCCTTCTCGGTCGGATCGACTTCAACCTGTTCTTCGACCGGCTCTACCAATTCGGCTTGTTCCATCGATTCCCCTGTTGAGCTCGCCGATTAAGGACGGCGGATACCTATTGCCTAAATAATAGCCAGAAACTATCGATAAAGCAACACTGATAGTTTAAGTAAATCAAGGCCGATCACATTGCGCCCATCAACTTGAGACGCGCGGTTTCCAGTTGCCATAACACGGCGCCACCATCTGACTTGCTGCTGGCAAAGTAGAACTCGCCATCAGCATTCCGACCAATAATCACGACCTCATCGAGCTTGGCCTCCAATGCGCCATTGATGACACGCTCAACGTTGATGTCGAGTGACGTGATGACAGGAAGAACCGCCACAGGCGCTAGTTTCAATTTGCGTTCATCGCTCATTGCGCACTCCCTGCGGGTTGTTGAGCGGCCTGCGTTGCCTGCTGCGCCGCCTGCTGCTGGTCAATGCCGTGCTGCCCGATCTGGATAGCCAGCCCGACCGCATGCTGCTCGCGCCCCTGTTCGACACTGGCAAGCTTCTGGATCGTGTCGGCGTTCGTCTGCCCGACCTTTGCATGCGTGAGCTCGGTGTTGGCCTGTGCGTTCTGCGCGTCGGCCAATGCCTTCTGTGCCGCAGCTTGCAGGTACTGTGCGTTCGGATCGGGCTGCTGATTGGCCTGCTCTTGTGCCAACTGTTTGGCCTCTTCGTCGGTCGGCTTGATCGCGCCGAGCTGCACCAGCTTGCGGCGGAAGTAGGCGCGCACGTCCGATAGGCCTTCACCCTCCAGGTTCATCAAGGCCAAATTGGTCAGGACGCTCTGCGCATCAGGATCTGTTATCGTCTGCAGTACTGCGGTAATCGAGCTGACAGTTTTTGCACGCTTGCTGGACGACGATGGGCCAACCTCGGTGTTGACGTTGAATTTGGCGTCGGACAGGTCGTTCTCGTGGTACTGCTCGCCAGTCTCATCGACCATAGGCCGGCGCAGTTCAACCTGTCCTGTGGTGCCGTCAGGATTGACGGCCTTCATCTTGCGGCCGTCCTCGATGTAAATGTCTTTTGCCATCGATAGCCAGATCTCCCCGCAGCGGCGCATGGCCTTGGCGAAGTTCGACATGTAGATGTAGACCTGCATGTCCAGGCGCGTTTGCACCAGCTCCATGAGCTTGCCGCTGATGTTCGACTGCACCTGTTCGCCGGCCTGTTGGTTGCCAAGCAGGTCCTGCAGATCATCCTCGGTAAGCTGGAGCAGGGCGGCAAGCGCCTGGGGAATGCTAGGCGCCTTAGTGTAGGCAGTCGGGCCGCTCTGGACAATGTTGCCCTGTAGGTCCTTGATCGGGTTGAGCAGCAGGTAGGGATAGCGCTTGATGCTGTCGTCGGACCACATCATCTGGTGGCCGCTGATCTGCTCGGGCGAGACGATGGGCTTTTCGATGGGAGAGAAGGTCGCGATCTCGGCCAGCATCGACACTAGCATGTTCTTGAGCATCTGCGGGTCAATCGCCAGGCGCACATGCCCCATGCAGCGCTCCACGTTGTCCACGAACCAGCGCTTGCCATAGGTGACGACGATGGGTATTTCGGTGCCAGCTATGTAGCCAGCGTCCTCGATGATATGCGCGCCATTCATGAGGTACTTGTGCACCTTGCGGCGCTTGACGCGCTTGGTGCGCACTTCTTTAAAGCCGGTAGCAAGTAGCGTTTCCTCGATGGTCGGATCGTCCTTCAACTCCGAGTCCCAGTGTTTCTGCTCGTTCGGCTCACTATCGTCCAGCGCGATGCCGCGGAATACGTGCAAGACCTCGGACTTTTCCTCTATCTCGTAATATTCGGCGACATAGACGATATCCGGCGTGCACCAGTCGAATTCGGATTGGTGCACAGTCTTGGGCCAACTGGCCGGGTCTTCGTCGAACTGTTCTTTGTAGCCGTCGCGCGTGTAGCCGGTCAGCACCCAGCAGCGCTTGGCATCACTCTTGTCCTGCCGCTTGGCGCCAAGGTTGAAGAACACGCACGAGTCGGCATCGTTGATCGGCTCGATGCGCACGCGCTGCTTCTCGTCGTCCTCGGCGTATTCGTCCTCATAGCAGGCCCGCAGGCGCCAGGCTCCCATGCCGCCGCCGACTGCTTCTTCGAACGCGTTGTCGTAGGCTTCCTCAGCGCAACTGTCCTGCTCGTCGGCGCGATACAGGCCGTCGCACGTATCGGCCAGTTGGTCATCCTCAGCCCCGTCCTTCGGCACGAAATCAACCGTAATACGGTTGTTCCGGTACTCGTTGATGATGCGGATGACGGCCAAGTGGACCTTGTTGACCTCGAATCGCGGCTTGTTCTCGAACTGCTCGGACAGCGGGCCTTCCCACTGCGCGCCGGTAATCGAGTAGAAGCGCCGATCGCGCAGGCTCTGCATTCTCTCGGCGTAGAGCGCGCCTTGTACGCGGTCGAACTCTTGGAGGGCTCGCTCATGGACTTTCTGCAAGCGCTCGTCATTGGTCGGTCTGCTCATGCGTAACCTATCGGTTTAGTATTTTCGATAGTTTAACGCTATTTCTTGCCAAGGTGGAAGGTTTTGTGGTACTGAAAAGAAAACGCCAACCCGAAGGCTGGCGTTTGTGGTGGCCGGGATCGAACCGGCGATCTTAATTCCTGACCTGAACGGCGATTCTCACGCCGACCTTTTGCACCACAAGGCCATGTTACATGCTTTTTCCTATTGCGGCAGCATCTCGGTATTCGCCATGCGCTTGAGACGCTCTCGCATCTCTGGAGTCAAACTGTCGATGTCAACAATAATCGGCGGCGGAGGTTTGCAGGCTTCGATAGCAACCAGCCGTTTGATAATCGGCGCCGCCTGCTCTTGGTAGCTGCGGTGCAGGTCTGCCAATTGCTCGCGCAAAATGCGTTCATAGTCGTCCATATTTCCTCCATTGAATAATTCCATTCTACCTGCGCCCGAACGCCGAAGCCATCGGGATTGGGACAACTGTCTGAACCTGCGAAGCTGGAACCGCCTGCACTGTCTTGATCGCGTCGAACATCGGATCGAGCTGGTCGTCATGCGCGCCGCCAGGGAACGACGCTGCCTCGGCAAGGAAGTCTGACAGCCACGGCGCGTCGATCGGCAGAAGCACGTTGCCGCTCTCGATGAACGGCGCTGCGTCATGGCCTCTCGAAATCTTATCCTTGTCGCGCTGCACCGGGATCACTGGCACTCCTTCGCGCCGTAGCGTCTGAATCAGGCCGGTGCCTGACACCTTGTCCTCGACCATCATCGAACGCAGAACCGAGCCGCCGACCTTCATGTGCTTGATCCAGAATGCACGCGCCTGCACCAGCAACTCGGGCGCCTCCCATTTGCCGCGGATCTGGTCGATCAGAACAGCCTCGCCAATGACCGATCGGCCCCAGCACTGGAAAACGGAGTAGTCGTTCTCCTCGCCTGTCTTCTGCGCAGTATCCGCGTGGATCGTGCGGAACTCCATACGTGGCAGCACCGTGTAGTAGCGGAACCACGATTCCTTCAGGATACCACCGCCACGAGGCGCAGGGCGCTGTTGCAACTGGCCAGCAGTACCGTAAGAGCCCAGTGTGGTCTCAAGCTCGCGCACCTGTTCCTCAGCAAACCGCTCGGGGAACATCAACTCTCCCTCAACTTGGCGCGGATCGGACCAGCCAATGGCCGTCATGCAGCGCTGAACCGGTTCAAAACGCATTGGTATTCGTAAATGCACATAGGGCAGCCCCATTTCCTGAATCACGCCGGAAACGTCCTTCTCGTGCAGTCGTTGCATGATTACAACAATGGCTGACTTCTCCGAATTGACGCGGGTCGGCAGCGTCTCGGTGAAGGCGATCCGGGCCGCTTCCAGCTTTGCCTCGGAGTTGGCGTTGTCCGCGCTCAGCGGGTCGTCCAAGATGATCCTGTCCCCTCGAACGCCGGTCATGCTGGTGAACGCGCGCGCCTGCCGGATGCCCTTGCGCACGTTGCCGAATTCGCGCTTGCCGTCCAAGTCTTTGGACAGCTCAAGCGGCCACAGCTTCTGATACCATTCAGACTTGATCAGGTCGCGGCACCTGCGGCTGTCGCGAATCGCCAACGTTTCCTCGTGCGCCGTGCCAATGAACCGCATTTCCGGCATGCCGCGCGGACCCCATTCCCACGCCGGCCAGATCACGCCGGTAAGCAGTGACTTCATGGAGCCGGGTGGAACGTTCATCAGCAGGCGGGTTATCTGACCATCTGTCACCGCTTCCAAGTGCTGGCAGATCGCATCGAGCGCCCATCCCCATTTCAGTTCGGCAGCAGGCTCCAGAACATGCCAGGCGCGCTTCGCGAAGTGAGCCAGGGAGCGTCGGCATAGCTCACGCTCGACTGCCAGCAGGTCAGCCGCCGTCAGATGCATCTTTGGCCTTCATGATTTCAGCCAGCGCTGCGGTAGAGAGTCCGCCGACGTTCAGAGAAGACTGAATAGGCGGCAGATCATCCGCGCCGCCCACTGCTACCTTTTCGCCGTATTTCTTGGGTGCCATTTTCGACGCCAGCCACTTGCGCGCGTCCACGCGAAGTCGGGATCGGGCGATCACATCATGGTCGGTTTTCTTGTTGCCTTCATCGTCTACATAGGTATCGTTGCGGCCATCGTCGGCAATCTCAAGGATTTCCTCGGCCATGTGGTCGGCCTGCACTTCTCTCGCGCGTACGTATTGCTCCGCAAATTCCTTGTGCAATGACAGCCACTTGAACACGGTTGATTGTGATGGCATTGAATCATCACGGCATATCGACCGCAAGCTTTCGCCTGCGCTCAGACGCTCACAAATTGAATCCACTGTTGCGGAATTGTATTCACTTGGACGTGCCATGTATCTTCGCTCCTAAAAATCGTAACGCGACAAGCTAATCTTAAGCCATCCTTTCCACGCTTGGAAGGCAGTCGGCGCCCATGCGCTGCAGGATGAGTCGCGACACTCCCAAAGGCCAAACAAACGGCGTAGGTGCGGTTTCATGTTAAGTCCTCCGCCCGGTGGGATTCATCCGACCTTGATTCGTCATGTAGCCGCCCTCTACATTCTGGCGGAACTGCTCGTCTATCGATAAAGAAAGATTATGGTTCGGCGCCCAGTTCCCATATGAATCAAAGCTACCCCAGCACACGACTATTCTCACCCTAATTGCGTTCACATCCATCATTTGACCCTCCGCACTTCGGCTAGCTCGCTCGGCCTTGTCGATTTTCCCTTTGTCACCGCTCATACCATCACACTGGCAATGATGGCCGAAAGGTCGATATTGTTGATGTCGCCTTCAGCGCACGCACGTTTTACCGATTGAGCAATCGCCATATCGCGTGCAGCACGGTCAGTGGAGGCGCATAACTGTCCGCTGTCGATCGCATGGCGTATGGCAGCATCAGCGACAGCCACCATCGCGCTTTCCACGCCGTGGCCATATGCGTTTGCATAGGCCTCATACAAGTCAGTGCTGCTCATCGTCGTTATCGGGTATTGCTTCTCCGGCTCGGGCCAGTGACAATCTTCGAAGTTTCGGTCTCCGGGTCTCGCGGCATATTTCCCGCTGCCTGTTACGACGTATTCATCCCCCACGAAAACCGGCTTGCCGTCGATATAGCCAAGAGGGAGCATGACAAGGCCAACAGCCGTATCACTGGAGGCAGTTCCGTCTGCATTCCACAATGCCGGATACACTTGCAGATCATTGGTAATGATGCCCGCCAGCGGGACGGCGCCCATGCAATCCCATTTGATGATTTCGGCCTTGAGTCCATCAACACATGCATACGGAGCCCCGGCTTGCGCATCTTCCATGTTGAATATTTTCGTATCGCTCATTTCTAGCCTCCGTTATCAGCGATGCAGCATGTGCAGTCACGCCCCTGTCGGCAGTTCTGGTTGCACTCGGAACCGTACTGCCTGTCCAGCCCATCGATGAACTGGCCAATCTGCGCGACAGCGTAGCCAACAAGCGCGCCCAGGATGAGGATTGCTAGGTAATGCATGCTACCTCCTTTCGTAGTTTGGCCAGTTTGGCCTTGTAGGTTGCTTTGATCTGCTGCAGTTCGGATATCGTGTAGCGCTTCGGCGTCTGGTCTGCTTCCAGCACCTCGACTGCCGCTAGGCCGATGCGGGCGATCAGGCCGAGCCGGTAATCGACGGCGCGCCCCGATCCGTATCGGTTGCATTGCTTGGTTTGACCGTTAGCATTGCGCTCATCGAATCGAAGATGAGGCGCGCTGCCGACTGATCGGTAATGACCGCAATCGAATCCCCCGCCCGTATCACTATCTTTGAGTGGCTTACCACAACAGATGCATGGAAGATTTCGATCTCTGGCTCTGATGTAGGCATTAAATGCATGTTGTGCTCCCTTTATCCAATCACTGCGCGTCTTGAGCGCCGCCTTGCGCGCCCGGTCCTGCTTGCGCTCCTTCTTCTCGCGCTCGCGCCGGCTGTATTCCGCTCCACAGGCAGGGCTGCATACTTTCTGCATCGTGCGCGCCTGTTTGAACTTCTCAGCACAGATGACGCACTTTCGCTCTCGCAAGGTCGTCCGGAGGGCGGTGGATCGGGTGAGAGTGGTCAAGTTCAAAACATTCCCCATTGCGTTAGCGCTCGCGCGCGAAATGGTCTTGCCCGGCTTCGTCCTGCTCCCGATACCACGCCATCAGCTGGTCAAACGACACTCCGGATCGCGCCTGAATGCGTTCCAGTAGCATCACACCGAAGCCGCGCTGCCGGCCGTGGTACAGGTGGCTGAACGTGCCTCCCGGCAGGCCCAGGCGCACTTCGCACTGCTGGTGCGTTCTGGCGCGCAGGGTGCGCATCAGGCCGTCAACGAGGTGGCGCGTGGTCATTGGCGCTCGCCTCAAGCCCAGCCGATGCTGTATCGGTTCGGCCTATCCGAGTCGTTCTCCAGGTACTGCTGCGAATCCACGTCGAACCAGAACCCGAACTTGCCTTCGAACTCGCCGTTGCGTTGCTTTTCGCAGGCGACGACGGCAGTCGGATCGCCGTTCTTTTCCTCGAATGCCTTCTTGTTCCTCCAGACGATGAACACGTTGTCGACCATGTCCGTGATGGCCCCGGCGCCCTTGATATCGAACTTGCCCGGCGTCTTGTGCTCGCTCTCGCCTTTTCGTACGTGGTGCACCAGGTGCACGTGGATCTGGTTGGCCTGGGCGAATGAGCACAGGTCGTTGACGAAATCCTTCTGGCCGTTGTAGTCGTCCTCGCCTTTGACGCACTTCATGAGGCTGTCGACCACGAACTGCGTGATCCCGAATTCCTTGGCTGCGTAGCGCATCACCGCGATGACCTTGCGCCACTCCACCGCGCCGACGTGGTCGTAGAGCCAGAGCCTTCCGTCTGTCCACTTGTGGAAGGTCTTCAGGAACGGGATGGACGGATCACGGCCGGCGTAGGCCTGGCGGCTCATTCGATGCATCTGCTGGACCGGGCGCATTTCGAACGAAGCCACCATCACGCGTTCGGCCTGGTAGCACAGGTCCAGCTCGACTTGCGACAGGATCATGCTCTTGCCGTGACCATTCACGCCCGCCCACAGGGACACTTCGCCGGGCCGAAACTGCACCTTGTCCTTGGTCTTCAGCCAAAGCATGGTCGGAGCTTTCTGCGTATCTGCAGGCACGTAGAACGAATTGATCGTGTCCTGCAACCACTCGGATGCTGGGCGCACGTTGTGCTGCTCCGGCTCCTCCAGGTACGCGCTGAAATCAAGCGTGTCGGGTATGACTTGCATAGGGAATTCCTTGGGCGTTGCGTTTGTAGGTGCGACCTTCGATGAAGTCATCGTTTTGGAAATCGAGCCATTCGAGGTAGTCGAGCTCATAGGTCCACTGGCGCACAGGCTTGGTGACATCGTCGGCAGTGGGGATCAGGTACACGTGAGCGCCCCAGTGCTCGAAGCAGTTCCAGACGCATAGGTAGGCAGGGCGATGCAGTGCGATTGCCTTCAGCGTTTGGCGACAGTCCACGAGATCGCCCACGTAGAGGCAGACATCGAGATCGGCCACCCACCGCCAGTCGTAGGGCGCAGCCGATACGGCACGCACGATGTGGTTTTGAGATTCGACGTGGCCAACCAGCGAGACAATGACCATTTCCGCGGGCTTGAAGCCGCGCAGACGAGCATCCAGAATCGGCTTAGCGTTCAGGGGGAGCGGACTCACAGGTAGTCCTCCCCTCGCTTCATCTTCGGAGGAGCGCCCGTCAGGTCTTCAGGCCGAATCCAAGACGCTTCGAATCCAGCCCACCCCCGCTTACAGCAGATCGTGACTGCTTGCGACAGCGGCATGTGCAGAGAATCGGCTGAGGCGATGGTCTCGCTTAGTCCGGTCAGCGTCAGTGGACACCGCTTTGCCTTGCGAATTTTCAGCCAGTCCCGAGCCAATTGGTCAGGGACACCCCGGGTTTTCAGCTCTTCGATAGGGTCGAACGGAGGCGGCGCCGACGACGCGTCCGACGCGCGTTCCTTTCCTTTCCCTTCCCTTCCTTCCTTCCCTTCCGCTTTCACGCGTTTAGACTCCTCTTTCACGCGTGACGACGCGTCAAAGCAATATGCGTCCATATCATCTAAAGTGAGTCCGTCGATTGCCAGATCAGCAATCAACCTATCGCCACTAACCGGTCTCGATGAATTGCAGGACCGGCATAGGCAACGCAGGTTTTTTAAAGCGTGATTGCCGCCAATACACTGCGGGAAGATTTGATCTACCGTCAAATCATCAGTTGAGCCGCAGCGGACGCACTTCTTTCCGTCGCGAGCAATGACCGTCTCTCGCGTGCTTTGCGTCAGGTTGATTCCGCTAGGAACGCGCTCTATCGGATCCTGCGCGATCGATTGGGTACGCGCTGGAATAGATGACTCGGTTTCTCTATTGTTGATGACCTGGTGCTCTGTGAACGTCGGGATCTCGGCATAATTCTTTCCATTTGCGGAGAACAGGACGACCAGGCCCTTGTCGATCAATTCGGTTGCGAGCGCGTTGATATCGCAGTTATCGCCCGGGAAATAGCGCATCTTGAAGGTCCCGGGCTTCCACTCAAAGCGGCCTTCGCGGTCTGCTTCGCACCACAGTGACACGTAAAAGAGGCGTGCCAGCGGCGTCATCCCAACGATGTCCTCGCTGGTGAAAAACTCGGGCTTGATGGTGCGAATACGGGCCACGTCAATCCTCCCCGATATCGCACCGAATGCGGCGCCGCGCGCACAGCTCACGTTCGCGCTGCAGCTCGCGTTCACGCGCTGCCTGCCGTTCGTTCAGACGCCTTGCTTCTGCGATAGCCGTCTGCTCGTTCATGTGCTCGTACACGATCGTGGCAACGCGGGTGCCGGGCGTCATGTAGGCGACCATGTAGGTTTGGTCCTCGGTCGGCCCGACAGGGAAGTGGTCCAGCATCACAACTGCCCCTGCAGCCCGATCAGCGCCCGCAGATGCCGCATAGCCACCTTGCGCCCGTACGGCTTGAGGCTGGCGAGCAACGCCGTCCCTTGAGCCACATCAGAACCGTGCTTTCCAGCGAGCGCATCATCAACACTGGGGGAGCGTGTCGGCGTCGAAATCGGCGCGCAAGAAATGCACAGGCAATCCGTGGGATGCTCCTGCGAGCCGATCCATTCTGCGATGGCCTGTAGCCGCGTTTGCGTGCCGTGGTACGAAGTGATCGTGTTCATTCGGTTTCCCTCGGTGGTTGCGGGCGCTCTGGGGCGCCGTGGTTGAACGGGTGGTGCGTCAGGTGGTCGAAGTGGTGCCGCCAGGCGATGGCATGACAAGTTCAGGCCAGATGCGTTGCCAGTCGTTCGGACGCAGTTCCTGCCTTGTCACGAGACCGTCTGTCTCGCGCCAAATATCGACGCAGCGCTCAGGCGAAAGAGGGGCCTTTCCATAGGCAAGCTGGGAAAGGTAGGAGCGCGAGACGCGGAGACGTTCTGCTAAAGCAGCCGATCTTCCGCGCTCACCGGAGATGTAGGTTTTGAGGTCCATGCGACTGAGTTTAGTAAATGCTAGACGCGAAGTCAAGTAGTTACTAAACCAAATGTCAAATGAACGCTAATCCATACAAAGCTAAACTTGTTTTATGGAATCTGAACTTATCAAAACGAGACGCGCGAACTTGCGCGCATGGGTAACCAAAAACGGGGCTCCAGCTGCGGAGAAGAGTTATTTTTCCCAACTGCTGAACAGTGCCTCCTTCGGCGAGCGGGCTGCTCGCCGGCTTGAGCGCGACTACAAGATGGGGGATCTGTACCTGGACACGCCGCTGGAAGGTGGCGCGGGGCGTCCGGCGCCCCCTGTGATGCAGCCGCACACACGAACGCAAGCGCCTGAGGGCGGCGCGCCTTCGGTGCTAATGCGGGTCGATGCTCGGGAGCTGCAGTTGTTGACCTGGTTCCGCGAATCGGATGAGCGCGGAAAGCAAACAATCGAATCAGTAGCGGAGCTGGTGGAGAAGCCAGCGGTACCACCGGAGGGGAACTGACGGAGCGGCGGGTTCGCCGCAAGGGTGCTTGTCCGCCAGTACAGTGGACAGCGCAAGAATTTCTCGTCGCGCACGCTGATCCATACGCATATAGTTGTTTTTCAGTCGATCGAAGTTCTGCATTTAGTGCCTCTAACCAACGTCTCCGGGATTTGATTATGTGTAAAGGGTATGGACACGTCAACAACGGAACAGCGCCCGTTTGTTCGTTCTAATTGTTGGAACTGTTGCGTCGGCGCGCATTCCTCCTATGACGCAGATCAAACTGGCTGCTTACAAAAAGAAACAAAGTTTCGGAACGTGCCATCACATGTATGGCACTTTTACCACAGGGAAATCGGAACGCGCCAAAATCGCGCGATGAAGAAACCCGAGAAGAAGCCGAGCGTGAAGACGGCGATGCGCATCCCGGCCGAACTGCACGCCGAGTTACAGGAAGCTGCAGAGCGGGCCGGCCACTCGATGAACGATGAAATCATCGAACGCCTGGCAGCAGGATCTGGTGGCGCCACGCTTCGGGATGTTCTGGAACAAGGGGCCAGGACGCAGAATATGGTTAAGCAGATCATCGACGCGATCTCAGCGACGCGCCGATAAGGCGCAACGGCACGCCTGCATGCCGAACGGAGGCAATATGAAATCGGTTCCTTTTGTACTTGCAGCGGTTGTACTTGCAGCATGCGCGTCGAGCGGCCCGGTTCAAACCGGAAAAGATACCTACATGATTACGAAAACGAGCGCCGGTGGAGTGTTTGTCCAAGGGGCTTCCGTTAAAGCTGACATCATCGCGGAGGCAAGCGCCTTCTGCTCCAAGAACGGTAAGACCATCGAGTTGATAAATAGCGGAGCGAAGAATGCGATCCCGTTTGCTCGCATGCCATCGGCCGAAATTTCGTTCAAGTGTGTGTAGCGAATGACCCCACGGCAGGACCGGTTTTGCGCCGGCGCCTCTTGCTGACCGAAAAATACATCTAGTTCACCCCACTCACAGAGACTATCCCGCCCGAGCGGGATTTTTTTCGTCTTTTTGTTTAGTGAATGCTTGACTTGCTGTTTAGTGTTTGCTAAAGTTCTTCTAAACCGAGCTCAACCGCTCACGAAAGGAGAACGAGATGGATACCAGCACCACCCACCGCTTCCTGTTGAGCCCCGACGCCACGTTCCCCGTGTACGTCGATGCCGCCGACCTGCCGAACTATCCGGGCTTCATCGACTGCACCGACATGGCACCGGAAGAGTTCCAGAAGCTCGTGGCAGAGAAGCTGGCGGTGCGTCCGTACATCGTTGGCTTGGCAATGTGATTGGAGACGCCATGAAACGCGACCTGTCCATCGAAGAGCTGCGCGACGAAAAGATCGCGGAGCTGACCGACGAATACGTGGAAGCACGCCGCGCGCTGCTCTCAAGCGGCGACGCGAATATGACTCGCGGCGTCTGCGAGGCTCTGTCGGCAGCGCTCCCTGTCCAGATATGGGAAGGCATGGTGCAGATTTGCCAAACCGAGCCTGAAATGGCCGGGACCGCGCTCGCCATGATTGTAGGGAAGGTGCTGCGCGATGCGGCCGAGACCGACGCGCTGCGCGAGGTGGAGCGGATGGAGAAGCAACGAGCGCAGCTGGTGGACGAGGCGCGCGCAGAGAGCGTCATGTGCGATCGCATGGCGGTGGATCAGCAATAACCACAACGGAGAACAGGATGATTGTTTTTACAAATCAGGGCGAAATTGACCCGCGCTCCATTTCCACCTTTGGCGTCAGCGTCAAGGAAGGCAGTAACCCGATCGGGTTCTTCGGCACCGGTTTGAAATACGCCATCGCCGTGCTGTTGCGCACCAAGCACAAGGTGACGATCTATTCCGGCTTGAACGAGATCCGCTTCGACCTGAAAAACAGCTCGGTACGCGGCCAGGAGTTCGATTTCGTGACTATGCAGACCAATAGCGGCGAGCCAGTCGAAATCGGCTTTACCACTGAGCTCGGCAAATGCTGGGAACTGTGGATGGCCTACCGTGAAATTGCCTGCAACTGCCGGGACGAAGGCGGCGATGGCAGCTACGAGTTTTCTGCGCCCGATTCGCAGGCTGGCGTCACGAAGATCATCGTCGAGGGCGAAGGCTTCGAAAGCGTGTTCGGCGCGCGGCACGAATACATCCTTGAGGATGCGCCGGCGTTCGTCGTCGGCAACATCGAAGTGCGCAACCGACCGGGCAATGACTTTTACTATCGCGGCGTGCGTGTGATGAGTTTCCCCCGCGCCGGGATCTTCACCTACAACGACACCTGCAAGCTCGATCTTACCGAGGACCGCACGGTCAAGGAGCAATGGCAGCCACGCTACCGCATCGCTACCGCGATCTTGCGTTCGAACGACAGGGCGTTCCTGCGCTCCGTGTTGACGGCCAAGGACGACACGCTCGAAGCCGGGCTCGACTTCCACGGCTGGGGCATAGCGCCGTCCGAAGAGTTTCTTGAGGTGTGCGGAAGCCTGGTAGGCGACAAGCTCACCAAGCTGAACGCGACCGCTCTAAAGGTCTGGACCGACTCCACCAAACGCACCGTCGCGCCGAAGGAGATCCAGCTCACCGCCGTACAGCACAAGAGCATGGAAAAGGCGCTCGACTTCTGCGCGAAGATCGGCTTCCAGATTCGGGGCAGCTACCCGGTCAAGGTGGTGGAAAGCCTCGGCGAAGGCACGCTTGGCTTGGCGCACGACGAAACCATCTTCGTTGCCGAGCGCGTGTTCCACCTGGGCGGCACCAAGCAGCTGGCGGCGACGCTGATCGAGGAATACCTGCACTTGCGCCACGGCTGGGCAGACCTGACTCGCGAGCTGCAGTCCTTCCTGTTCGAGAAGCTGGTCAGCGTCGGCGAAGAACTCGTTGGCGAGCCGCTGTAATCCACCCACCCAACAGGAGCGACGATGCAACCGATCTACCAAGGCAGGCCGCCCGAGAGCCAAACGTGGCTGGAAATCCCGGCTGATTTTGTCCCCGACTGCAAGGGCCTCGGCTACGAGATCCGCGAGCTGGTGCTGCGCGAAGAGGCTGACCGCGGGCACCTGGTGTCGTTCAACCTGGGCGTCGAGAAGGCTGCCGAGCTGGCCGAGTCGCACAACGCGGCGACGAAGGCAATCGCGAAGCTTATCCGCGCGCTGAAACAGAGCCAGCCGAAGGTGTCGCCGTGATCCGCGCCATCCGCAAGGCCATCAAGCCCGCGCTGCTGTGGCTGAACGCCTGGCGCTACAAAGAAACCGAGGAAGAGGTTGCGCACCTGGTGATGCTGCGCGAATACGCAGTCAAGCGCGAACAGTGGCTGCGCCAAAAACAGGTGCGGCTGACTGAGTCCCGCGCACAGATCAACCAGTTGTGAATAACAAGGGAGAGAGCATGGAAGCGAAACATCTAAGCGATGGCATCAACATCATAGACGTGATTGCGAAGCCGTACATGGTCGGCAGCAAGACTATTTGCTACTACGTTGTCGTCGACCGCGCCCCGGCGCTGATCTACCAGCGCGACGGGAACAAGCTCACCGCGCACGACAGCGGTTTCTATGATTTCATGCAGATCGAGCCGGGATCGCGCGATGCCTTCGCGGGAAGAAAGTTCTCGATCCAGCTCGCCAACGGCACGCAGTACGAATGCGACGGCCAAGTGTGGTCCTGCGCTCCGCACGGCGGCATTGACGCGGTGCAGGTCGGTGTCGCCACGCTGGGAGCGTTGGAGCAGTGCTACGTATTCTCTGCCAGTCATTTGGCGCGCGAGAAGCTGCATGCATGGCTCGCTGCGAATAAGCCGTCCAGCGACTACTACAAATATGACCCACGCTCGACGCTGGCATGGCAGGACAAGCTTTATCGGGACCACCCTAGCTTCGATAAACCAGTCTCTGCGAAGCGGGCGCGCAAGCTGCGCAAGCGCGGGGTCACGATCCGGCGCAACCCTAATACCGGCGCACCTGGTTGGTCGCCTACATATGAACGCAAAAAGGCCGAGATCATCGCCAAAGCCGCCGGTGCCGCCTGATGCTGCGCTTCATCTTCAA